GCGATGCGAATACTGAATTCCTTGCTCTATACTCATACGATATCGAGTTCTTTAACAAATATACATTAGCTGAAACTGATTTAGCTAAACTATCAATGAAAAAGAAATGGCAACATGGAGGAACATTCTCCAAAAAGCCAGACGCAGGAAATATTCACGTAGCGGTTATTGACGCAGGTGGAGAAATTTCTGGTACTGCAGGATTTATACTAGAAAAATTCGAAAATATTTCAACAACCGTAGGTGCTGTTTCACCACAAGGTACTGCCAATTATTACGGTACAGTGATTGAAAACTTCTCCTCTTGGGTAAAAATTGCTAACACAGCACCAATTGGTACTGCATCTACGGCAATTGCTAAATACGAAAGAATGGCTGGTGCAACATCACCGGTTACAGAAACGACTGCAACATTAGGTCAATTAGGTTTAGCATTAGATACTTTAAGAAGTGCCAATGAAATCGACATTGCTTTTGTACTTCAAGGTAAAGGCGATGATGCTGCAGTAAGAGCAAATTACATTGTTTCTAATATATGTGAAACAAGAAAAGATTGTGTTGCATTTATTTCACCATCTAAAGAAGCTGTTGTTGATGAGCTTAAAATGAATGCAAAACTTACCAATGCAATTGCATATCGTAATAAAATTCAAAACTCATCTTATTCATTCATTGACAGTGGATACAAATACCGATATGATAAGTACAATGACAAATATCGTTGGACTCCATTAAATGGTGACATGGCCGGATTGGCTGCTAGAGTTGAAGCATGGGAATCACCAGCTGGCTTTAGAAAAGGTATAATCAAAAATGTTGTTAAGTTAGCGTTTAACCCTAGCAAAGCAATGAGAGATTTATTGTATGGTTCAGACATCAACCCAGTTGTGTCACAGGTAGGACAAGGTATTGTACTATTTGGTGATAAAACAGGATTAGGTGTTTCATCTGCGTTTGATAGATTAAATGTTCGTAGGTTGTTTATCGCGGTTGAGAAATCTATCGCTACAGCAGCTCAAAGCTTCTTGTTTGAATTGAACGACGAATTCACTCAAACACAGTTTAGAAACATTGTAGATCCATTCTTACGTGATATCCAAGGAAGACGTGGTATTATTGATTACCGAGTAATCAGTGACTCAACCGTTAATACTCCTGAGGTAATTGACCAAAATAAATTCCGCGCAAGCATATTCATTAAACCAGCACGTTCTATTAACGTAATCGAATTAACATTCGTTGCAACTAGAACCGGTATTGAATTTGACGAAATTGTCGGTCAGTTAACTTAAATAAATAAGAATAGAAAATAGGAGAAACAAAATGGCATTCAATATCAACCAGTTCAAATCAGAGCTCGTCGGTGGCGGTGCACGTCCTACCCTGTTCCAATGTCAAATCACTAACCCAATTGCTCCAGAAGCTGACATCAAAACTCCGTTTATGATACGTTCAGCAGGCATCCCAGAATCCATTGTGGGGCAATTCGTGGTACCTTACTTCGGCCGTCAGGTCAAGTATGCCGGTGATAGAACATTCGCAGATTGGTCCGTGACCGTAATCAACGACGAAGATTTCGCAGTACGAAATGCGATGGAAGCTTGGTCAAACGCGATTAACTCGCATGACTCAAACACCAGAGCATTACCACAAGACTACAAATCAACTGGGCAAATTACCCAGTTTAGTAAAGATGGTTCAATTCTTAGAACATACATCTTTGAAGGCATGCATCCAGTAAGCATTGATGGAATTCAAATGGATTGGGGACAAGCTGATACTATTGAGGAATTTAATGTAACATTCCAATATGACTTATGGCGTGTTGAGGGTAACACCGGCATTCCAACTACTTAAATAATGAGAAAGTGAATAAATGAAGATTTTTGGTTTTGATATTAAACGAGACACTGAAGAGGAGGGTTTTACACCTTCCTCTTTTGTTGAGCCTCAAAATGACGATGGAGCTATCACCGTTGGTAATGCAATGGGTGGCTTCTATAGTACACTATTGGATATGGAAGGAACTGCTAAAACTGAATCAGAATTGGTATCAAAATACCGAGGTTTAGCACACCAGCCAGAAATTGCACAAGCTGTTGACGAAGTAATCAATGAAGCAATTAGTGTAGATACAGATGATAAAGTTGTTGAAGTTCTTTTGGACGATACAGATTTACCAGACAAAGTTAAGAAAATAGTCATAGAAGAATTTGATAGCATATTATCATTATTAGATTTTTCTACAACAGCATACGAAACGTTTCAAAAATTCTACGTTGATGGTCGATTAAACTATCACGTTATTATTGATCCAGAAAATATCCCAGAAGGGATTAAAGAATTACGATATGTAGATCCACGTAAATTAAAACTCATTCGTGAAGTTGATAAACGTGAAAAGGATCCACATTCAGGTATCCCAGTTAAAAAAGTAAAAGCAGAATATTATATGTATTCTGAAAC